GATGGTAGAATAGGTTATGATGATAAGAGAAATCAAATTTTTGTATGTCCAAGATTTGAACACCGTGATAAAAGATTAACAACCCCTAAATGTGACAGATGTGGTGCTGAAGCATTAAAAGCAGTACTAGAGGTAAACTCTGTATACTCTATAGGTATACCACAACCAAAACGTGTAGTTTATGGTGAAGGTGAAGTTATTTGGAAAGCAGGTAAGTATAAACCATCATTATTATATGGATACAGTCCAATTTATTCTATTTGGTCAAAGGCTATGTCTTTATCCCATATGGATGAGTATATTAGAAAATACTTTGATAAGATGAGACCTCCTAGAGGTATGTTAGTTATTGCATCTCGTAACTATGAAACATTCAGAAAATCATGGGATGTCTTAGAACAAAAAGCAACCGAAGACCCATACATGATACATCCATTATTAGTAGAATCTGATAAAGGTGGTAAAAATATGGCACAATGGATTGACTTTACAGGTTCATTAAAAGAATTAGAATTTACAGAGATAAGAAGAGAAATAAGAATGATTATAGGTGCAGTATTTGGTGTATTACCTTTATACTTTGGTGAACTACCATCTGGATGGTCACAAGAAGGTTTACAAGTTACAATTACAAACAGAGCAATTAAATGGGGTCAAGATATTCTATATCAAGCATTCCTTAGAAAGTTTGCACATCTATTAGACGTAGATGACTGGCAATTAAGATTGAAAGGTGGAGAAGAGAATGATAAATTAAGAGACTTACAGATACAAGGTGTTGAAATACAAAACATGGCTGCTATGCAAGCAATGGGATTTGAAGTTACAAAAACACATACTGGAGAATTTAAGGTTTCTAAAAACCCAATTATTAATCCAACAATGATGATGTTGGAAGACAACAGTGGTGATGAAAAACCAAACACATCTGGTTCTAAAGGACGTGGTAGAGGAACTGCTGCACCAAAAGAAGACCAACAAGAAGTTGACGGTAAACCAAAGAAACAAAGACCATCTGATAAAGGTGGTGTAGGTCAAGGTTCACCATCGAGTGGTAAAGGTACATCACAATCAAATAAATCAGATATTCAAGCATTCTTAGAACCAAAGAAATTCCCAGATGGAATAAACCCAGCAAACTTTGAAATAGTTAAATCAACATTACAAAGTGCAATAGATTTTGATTGGACAAAGAAGAAGGCTGTAGAAGAGTTGAGAACTAAAGGAAATATGACTGTTAGACAAGCAAGAGATATAGTTAAACAAGAATTATCAGACACTAAGAGATGGGAGGAAGAGGACTTTTAATCTTTATATATAGGTTAAAGTGATTTATGATATGGCATTCGGAAAAAAGAAAAAACCAACAACTGATGATGCAAAGAAGACTAAACTACCTTCTGGATCAAAAGTAAGATCCACACAAGAAACTGCTGACGCTGCAATGAAAAAAGCAGTAGAGAAGATTAATAGAACAGAAGAGTTTAAGAAAAAAACTGTTACTGTTTATAGTGCAGATTTCTCTACAATAGATGACACTGTAGAGGATATTAAGAAAGAGATAAGAAAACAAGGTGTAAGTGACTATGCATGTAAAGGTATTTACATAATATTACAAGATGCATTAAAGAAGATTAAATTATCACAGAATTAGACTTGGCAACAAAATTAAATGTAGACACAGGTGGAGAATACGTAGGTAAAAAACTATGGGAAAAACATCAGGCTGATGAATTCACACACGTTAACCATTATAAAGAAGCAGTTTGTATAAATTGTTTTAAAAAAGATGCAGCAGCAGCAACAATTGTAACAATTTGTGGTGATTGTGCTGGAAAAAGAGGAAGAGAACCACTCTTAGCAAAAGTTTCAGATAAACCTTATGGTCTTTGTTATTTTTGTGGTGAGCATAAATGGCATATTGAAGAGATTAATGCAAGGTTTTGTCATAAATGTCATAGAAAAATAGCAGATGTTACCAAAGACTATAATAAAAAAGGTGGTCTATATGCAAATCCATTTTGGTCAAGGATGAGAAAGAAGCATGGTAAAGATTGGATGCATATTATGAACTCTAACCTTGGAAACAAACGTTGATTTGTAACGACGGTTTATGGTATTGGTTCACTAATTGGTTTTTTAATAGTTGTATCACTACTTAATATAACAAAATCTATTCTATTTGCTTTTAAATTGAAGAATTTGTAAGCCCAGTCTATTTTTACCGTTTTTTTAGGTTTATTACCCCAGAATCTACCTGCTTTGAAGAATATTGGTGCTTTTCTGAAACGTTTTTTGAAGAATTGTAGGTTTTCAGTCTTTGGATCGAATGTAACGTCATCATATTCAACTAATTTTTCATTACCAGTGTTATATTTATCTATATTATTAGTTTGAAAGCAACTAATTGATCTAGAAACATCTGGTCTGTCGAAAAATCTCTTACAATCCAATACAACTCTTAATTTATCATCTTCTGTTACCCATATATCCATTAAACTCAATGATGTTTCATTAACATCAAGTTTATTTGATACCATATGACCAGTTCTTCTGATATATTCATCCAAAGAGTCATAAACATGTACTGATATACCCATGTTATATAATCAGTCATCTTTATTAATAAAGGTTTTGAATCCAGAACATGGAAGGAAGTAAAGAATGTGAATGTGGGTCTACACAGTATGGTTATTATGCAGATGCTGCAATAGTCTACATATGTTACAAATGTGGAAAATTTGATATTGATGGTTTTTCAAAGAAAATTCAAGATTATTTTGCTGAGGAGCCAAAACTTATACTTCAATTAATTCAAGATGGATTTTTACACCCATTAGATAACTCAATACCTGAGTATGATGTATAAACAGTGTTCTTTAAATATACCAAAGATAAATTAAATTATGCTTGAAATATTAGATACACTATTCACAGAAATAGTTATAGCAATCGCTCTTGGAAGTGGTGGAACATTAATAGCATATTTTAGGAAAATATCATCCACACAAAAGGATCTATGCTTAAGGGTCACTCAACTCCAAAAAGCCCTCATTATTTTAGCAACAGCCTTAGATAGACAATCCAATAGACTTCATGAGGAAGCAAACTCAGATTTAGAGGATTTGGTAGGCAAGGTATTAGATAAGAATTAAACAAAGTTTATATAATCCCTAAGAATAGCTGTTTTTATGGTAGATCCAGTATTAATAACTGTTGGAGCAGCAGTAATTGGTGCAGGTTTAAACACACTACGAGGATACCTACACAGAACAGATGAATCTTTCTCTGCAAGGAAATTCGCAGGTGCTTTAATCATATCAACCTTCGCAGCAATTGCAATAGGTCAAACTATCGCAACTGAAGGCATTGGTGATATTGGTTTAGCCTTAATTGGTTTGACCACTGGTTTCGCAGCTGATTTCGCAGTTACAAAAGCAAAGAAAGACTAAAATGGCTATGTTTTGGGTGTATGACCCAACCATTTTACCTTTTTTAAACTTTAAATATACGCTTGATATATAAAATATAATGGAGAAAGTAGGTACATTATTGACAAAATCAATGACCATCCTAGATGCAACCAATGAAAATAGATTTTTTGAAGGTTATTTAACGGTTGAAATGAAAGATAAACAGGGTGAGATTACAATAGTAGATGAACTATACAAGGTATTACCATTATGGATGGATAGAGGAGCACCTATCACAGACACTCATTCTAATAGAGTTGTAGGAAAAGGAATTAATTTTATGAAAACAGAATTCGAGTCTGAAGGAGTAACATATCCAGCAATTAAGATTACTGGTAAAATACATAAGAATTACGAATTAGATACAGATATTTGGGAAAAGATAAAATCTGGTGAATATAGAGGTTTATCATTTGGTGGAGCAACCAAAGCAGATAGAACACCTAAAGTAATGAAAGATGGAGATGTGGCATATGCATTGACAGATTTAGAACATTATGAGGTAGCAGTCTGTAAAGATCCAGCAGTACCATTAGCATTAATTACAGATCATAATCCATTGGCAAAAGCAATGGTTCCATCAGTTCCTAGAGGTGATGGAAAAGAAATTATCAAATGTACTAATTTTGGATGTTATGTTGAAAAAGGTGAAGATTGGTCAAACGCAGATATTACCCCAGCAACAGCAACAAACACTGTATCACAGAGTACACAAACAGCAAAACCAGTTAAAATAGACAGTAAAGTAGGAGATACAAATGAGTTAGATGGTGGTATGAAGGTAAAACCAACACCATTAGAAGGTGGAATACAGAAAGAATCACCAGCAACAACTGGCACTAAAGGTGGTGCTGTAAGAGCATTAATGAATACTAGTCAACAAGGTAGTGGAGAAACTTCACTAATAACTACAGAAACAGAGGGTGTTAATAACCCACTAAATAGTGACAAAAAGGTCAAAAAATATTCAGATGAGGCTGTACACAAAGTTGCAGGTGCTATCTTAGCTGGAGCAGCAAGACTTGGAGCTGGTATAGCAGAAGGTGTAGCAAATGAAATAGATGATACAGATGATGAAATAGAAAAAACTATGACATATAGAAATACGCCTGCTAATGTGGAAATGAAATATCCAGAAGAGGGTGAAGAGGTTTGGGACTCAAAACAACAAAAACAAGTAAAAGAGGATAAAACACCTAACAGAACTAATCAATTAGAAAGTAAATCAGCATATCAAACAGAAGATGGTAATAACCAATTAGGTGGTCAAGCTGAACCAGATGAAAAATTAGTTAGTGCAATGGGTGCACAGAATAAACAAAATACTAGTAAAGAAGTGGAAAACTAGTCTTTTATAAAAAGTACGAAATCTTTATATACCCTTTATATATAGATTTACTAATAACATGGTCAACGAAGACAATTCTAACGAACAAATTGAAGAAGTAGCTAAAGCTACATCAGACAACGAAATCGTAGAAAAATCTTTCCAAGAATCTGTAAAATCAGGTTTTGATACATTGACAGAAGTTGTTCAATCAATCGCAGAAACTCAAAAGGCTACCTTAGACTCTTTGGGTGACTTAGATACTAGATTGAAAGCTATGGAAACACCAACTGACTTGCCACTTTCCCCAAAAGGAACAGCAGCAAGTGACGACGTAGGTGCAAAGGTTACTGTACCAGACACCTATCAATCAAACTCAGTGCAAGCTGGATTAGATGATGATAGATCTGGAGACAAAAAACCAGCATCAGACAAAGGTGGATTAAAAATGCAACAAAA